AGTACACAATCTGGTTCCCAATATCTATACTCCTCCAAAGCTAGTTTTTTTAACTCTGGAAAGTCACATCTCACTCTTTTTGCATCAAGCAATATAATTTCGTCGTTATTTTCATCACCACGATTAAAGATCGCCCATGTAGTTATGGCTGAGTAGTCAGCTGTTTCTTTTTTTGAAAACGCAGTATCATAGCTTTGTATGACGTAGCTGTACGGTGGCACATCATCATCCTCCCAACGATTCCACCACTCTCTTTTAACAATAGATCCTTCCTCAGCTGTGGGGTTTTGCATCCATTGACTATTCCATTTAGATATAGGCAGCGATGCTTTGACTCCTAATAATTCCTCTTTTTTCCAAAATTCAGGCCATAATGGCTTTTCTGAATCTGGCATGATCGCAGGAAACTCAACAACTTCCCATTGATCGGCGTTTTCGTCGCCTTGTTTGTTAAGCACTTTGCCAACCAAATCTTTAGTACTCCATCTAGTCATTACTATCACTATGATTCCGCCTGGTTGTAAACGCTGTCTTGGTCCAGATGTGTACCATTCGTAAGCTGATTCTAAAGCTTTGGGTGAAAGCGCGTCCTGTTCGGAGTGTGGATCATCAATAATTAATAGATCTGCACCACGACCTGTAATAGCTCCGCCGACACCAGCAGCAAAGAACTCACCCTCTTGGTTACTTGTCCAACGCCCAGCTGATTTGTTATCTGCCTGCAATTTAAGCTCAGGAAAAATGTGTTGATATTCGGTGCTATCAATAATGTTTCTTACCTTTCTACCAAACCTAACTGCAAGTTCAGCCGTGTGAGTGGTTTGTATTATTTTTAAGTTACCTCTTCTGCCCATCATCCAAGCAGGAAAAAAGGTTGATGCAAACTCTGACTTAGAGTGTCGAGGTGGCAAACAAACAATTAACCTTTTCAGTTTACCGTCGGCAATCTTGTTGAATTTATCAGCTATTATTTTGTGGTGTCTGCCTTCAATAAACTCTGGCCACATGTGCTTAATAAAACTAATAAAATCGCTTTGACAACCGTCTTGCTTCTCTAATTGGTCATACCTTTGTAATAAGGCTACAGCCTCAGCTTTATCTTGTTCAGATAAAATATCAAAGTCTTTGAAAGAAACGTCGCTCATAATCGAGCTGAGAAACAAGGTAGCGACGATATTTTTTGCAACTCAGCTCTAAGCTTTTTACGCCTAGCTGTAGTATTACATACTGTTATACTTCGTGCCATTCCTTGCCTTCAAATAGCAAAGATTCAGCCAGTCTCCTACGCTCTAAGCCTGGTAAAACAACCTTTTCACCATTTACTCTGGCTTTGTTCCATTTGCGCATTTGATGTGGTACCTCATCTTTTTTATTGTCATTTAAAACTTTTAACATAGTGCTGCTATTTAGGTTTGAAGGACCTAGGTTATATACCCAAGCTACTAAAGCATCAAATTCATTTTGGTCTAACGGCACTAATACAGCATCGCTGACATAAGCGCCATACACAGGCAGCTCTTCCTCTAACCACTTATCTGCTTGTTCTTGTGTACAACTGTCGCCTTTTTTTACATTTTTTGTTCTGCCGTAAGCTATTGTCCAAACGCCTGCACTGCATTTATAGGCTTCTAGCTCGCACCCTTCAAATTTTTTTATTAATTGTTTTCCTTCTTCTGAAATTTGCATTTTATTCTCCCCATTTTTTTGTTTTCTTGCCGCCATCGTAATCAACTGCAAGATTTTCTTTTTTAAGCAAATCTGCAACATTTCCTTGCTCGCAGAATACATCACCCAAAACTCTTCCATATTTATCCGTGCCATAAGATCTTAATGTTATATCACCAACTAACCACTCTTTCAATCTAGCTTTTGCTAATAAGCCCAGCTCTTTTTCTTTGGTGCGTTCAGGATATTTTTTAATATTGATCCTAGATTCTGGAGTATCAATTTTAGCTATTCGTACGGCTTTGTTGTGAAGTTGCACTGAGAAGCCAAGATCTATAGTTTCTAGACGAATTGTATCTCCGTCCGTTACGGATTTCAGTTTGCACTTATATACAAAAGCCTCTGGTGAATTACTCATTTGCTTCCTCTTGATTAGTGGTTACTTTTCTATAATACACGACAACATCTTTCAATTCGGTTATGTATCTTTTAATTTCTTGCATGTTATAAGCCATCACCTCATAGTCTGGCACTGTCATAGCCAAAAAAACAAGCTCTCCTTCCTGATCCTCAATAACCTTAAACTGTTCTTCGAAGTTTTCTGGCGTGATTGTAAGCCACCTAACTTCTTTTAGATCTATTTCTCTAGGCATTATTGGCTGGACAATAGTTCTGTCTAAAGGTTTAGCAGTGACTTGTATTTGTTTAGTCGGAATTAGGCTGCAACTGCAAGCCATCATCAAGATCATCAACAGTAACGCTGATTGCTTCGATGTCTTCCATAACATATTTTGTTCCATTATTAATCTTCCTTTGCATTTCAACAGGATCTGTTAGTATTTTAGCTGTTAATTGATAGTTTTGTATAAACTGTGTGTATCTATTCAGTTCTCGCTGCGCTGCTTGACTTTTAAGAGTCATGTTTTGAAGTTGAGTCGTTTGTGTAGCAAAATCATTTTGTAGAGTACTTATGGCCTCCTCTTGTGTGGCTATTGCATCCTCTAAAACAAGGTTGTTAGCTTTTAAAGTATTATTTTCATTAAAAAGCCAATAGCTAGTTATGCTTAAAACCAAAATCACTCCTATTAGAATTTGTTGCATCAAACGTCCTCAATTATGTAATTAAGACCGCTAGCACTCCTATATTCGACTATCCTATTGTTTTGATCTCTAAATTTTAAGTGTTTCTCTTTTTGCACAATTATTTTTTTTGTAATATATGATTTGTCATCTGAATCACCATATTCTTTGTTAAAAGACACAGTAACTTTGTATCTGTGTGCAAACAAGTATTCATACCATGCAACAAGCCATTGCCAAAATTTTTTTAAACTGTCCATATAGCTAGTTTATTTTTTTTACCTTTTACATTTATAGGTTTTAGTAATTTTAATACAATTTTACAATTTTTTGCAGTTTGATCGCCAATTAAAATATCTACACCAACTTCTTTGGTTGCCGACTCTAGCCTTGCAGCTGTGTTTACAGGATCTCCAATAGCAGAATAATCAAACCGAGTATCGCTGCCCATATTTCCTATAACTGCATATCCGGACTGACAGCCTACGCCTACCGCAACTGGAGTAGATAATGTTTTGTTGAGTTCGGTTATGCCTTTTTGTATTTCTATTGCAGCTTTTACTACTTTGGTTTCGTGATCTTCACAATCTAAGGGTGCTCCAAATATAAACATTCCGGCATCGCCGATGAATTTGTCTGTCATGCCACCTAACTTTTGCACCGCGTTTACCTGCACGGTCAAAGTTTTATTCATTATGCTAGTCACCTCCTCTGGCGGTAACTCTTCACTTAACGAAGTGAAGCCACGCAAATCGCTGAAAAGATAACTGCAATATTTTTTTTCGCCACCTAGTTTTAACAAATCTGGATTGTTTTGAAGTTGTTTAACTTGTCGCGGATCTAAATAATGTTCAAATTGTTTCTTTATTTGCTGACGTAATAAATACTCTTTTCTAAAGCGTAAATAGAAAATAACGCTGCCAACAACAAATTCTGATACTAAAGTCCATGAAAAATCTAATAAAATGCCGTTTTTGATGCTTAAAACGCCTAAGAAGCCCGTCAAAGCCATGAAAATGACGCCGAAGGCTAACGCCTTGGTCATACTAAGATATGCGCATACAAGCGAAACTGTGAGCACAAAAATTGCAAAAATTAAAATTTCGGCTGCGAGTGCCCAATCTGGTATTTTTGGAGAATCTTGAATCAAAATTGACTCAGCCAACGCGGCTTGAACTTTATGTGGGCCAAGCAGACCAACAGGAGTTGCAACTTGCGGCATGACGCCTGGAGCATCTACCGATACAAAAACAAACTTACCGTCAACGTTCATTTCGTCTAATGTGGTTTCTGGGGTTTTTACCCAGCTGATCCATTTTCTGCCCAAGCGGTCAACGTCGACTGGTGGTAACCCTTGCACAGTTATTTGTTGCATGCCATTTTCATCGCCTTTGATGATGTAAGTATTGGCGCCAGCTAAGACCTTTAAGACTTCTGTGCCATACGAAGAAACAAAACCATCTGGTGTTTGCATAAGCAAAGGTATTCTTCTAACCAAATTATCTATTTCGGTGGGAGCTGATGACAGACCTTGGGGGATTTGGAGGTAATCGTGGCTGTTCGAGACAACTCCCTTTGCCATGATACCACTTATGTTTTCACCAAGTAAAACAGTGCCGCTAGTTGGTGGATAAAAACCGTTGTCATATTCAAACATCGCTAACACACTAGGACTGTAATTTAGTGCCTCTAAAAACAGATCATCACCACCAAAACGATCAGGTTGTGGGAACGAGATAACCCAACCAACTCCAATAGCGCCTGCATTAAGCAAGTTTACATGTATTTGCGCAAGTTCTTGTCTTGGAAAAGGCCAGCCTCCAGATTTAAAAATATCTTCTTGTGTAATATTGAGAATAGCAAAGTTGCCACTAGGCTCATACTCTTTTACAAACGTATCGAAAGTTTGGAGTTTCAAGATCTGTAAAGGATATGCTTGAAAAAGCAAAGGCAAAAGCAATATTATAAATGCCGTGAATATGGTTTTTTTCACTAACAAGGCATCCTATATCCGTCAACATGTATATTGTAAGGGCACCATGATGTAGTGTTATTAATGTGGTGATTCCTTATTACTGTTCCTGTAAGGGCAAAATTCATCCAGGTATATCCATAAGTATCTAAGTTTTGTCCTGCTACACCTGCAAAAACAAGTTTATGAATCAGTAAATTATCTAAATGCGGACGCTCGCCTAAAAATGGATTTGCCTCTTTGTTATTTGGGTTTTTTAATCCCTCATAAGTTGTATAGACATCAAGCACATTGAGAGTCCAGTAAGTAATTATTTGTGCTCTTGATGGTGGTTCCTTAATTTCTACGAATTGCAAAAATTTACGTTCAGGTATGTCAATAATATCTTCTTGTGATAACTCTGGCAAAGTTAAATCTAATGCTTGCATAGGTAAAGCGATTAAAAGAATTAAAAATTTCATCCTGAACTTTGTTTTATTGTGATAACCGATGATGAAGCGCCGTTTATCTGCACTGTTTTGGTTACACCATCTTGTATAAATATTACTGTATATGAGTCGTCACCATTTACCAAAATTTGAGCGTTCTGATTGACCATACGCATAAGCTTCACTTGATTGCCTTGAATAATAGTCGTAATCTGAGTTTCTAGATCTTGTCCGAACTTCGTGCCTACTAACTGAACGCCGTTGGAAAAGTTCGTAAGTTGGTCCTCCTCTTCCTCAATACTGAGACCGTCTAACACGTCTAACAATTCTTCAAAAAAATCAGTTGCCAAATAATCTATATCGAGTTCCGAAAAAGACATGTCTTCTTCTTCTTCAAGAAAATCCTCTGCCAAAGCATCAATTTCTAAATCACTGAATTCTAAGTAATCTGTCTGTTCGCTTTGTTGTTGCTCTTCATTGAGCGCTTCTTCTTTTGGTGGCGAGACGATCAACATGTTGTCAATAAAAGTTAAATCTATGTCTAAAGTAACTGGTTTTGTTGGTGCTTTTTCATACATTGAAGTGGTGGTTGCTTGATAGGGTTTGTTGAGTAAGGTTTGACCTGCTGCTGTTTGCACCAAAATCTCGCCACTAGCATTACCAAACTCGTCTGGTAACAAGATTATTAACGCTTTACCTAAAAGATCGACACTACAAACAAAGTCTGTGCCTTGCACAAAAATTTGTGAGGTAGGCGTAGATAACGTGATGTTTTTCTTATTTAGCTTATTTGCGTTACCGCTGATAAACCGTATTGTCCCACTAGCAAACTGTAAAGCCATTTTAGATTTATCAGGATTACTATTGAAGACGTATTCGTCTATGAGAAGATTGCTGTGCTCTGTAAGTTTTACAGTAGATTCATCAAGGAACGTAATAGCGATGCGCCCAGCTGAGGTTTCAACATTATCTAAAGAGTTAATGTCAAAATCTAATTCAGCAGCAAAAGTCTCATCTCTAACAACTCTGCCGTATCCTGTTAATTCAGTAATATCTCCTATCGCATCAGCATGAAGTGGTGGTGCCACCATCATTTTGAACGACGCAAATATTAGAATTTGAAGAATTAGTTGAGATTGATAACCAATCACGAGCTAAAGTTGAAGATTGTGTGATGTCTAGCGTGTTATTGCTGCCATCAAGATCTAAATTAAAATAACCAGAATCAGATGCTGTAGTGCCAGAGTATCCACTAGCAGTAAAATTTATTGTGTTAGTGCTACCGTTTATGTCCATATAGTTGACTGCGTTTTCATAATCTATATCAAAGTCAAACACATTAGAATCACCAGTGATAATCCAATCTAGGTTGAGGTAAGAGGAGTCAGCGTTTTCTGCTATTTTAATATCTGCCTCATTACTAGATCCTGTGACATCAATATTCAGGTCAACATAATCAGCAGTTATGAGACCTGTTGAGTTCATTAACAAATCCCAAACATTGCTATCGCCATCATATTCAAAAAAACCAGTAAAATTATCACCATCGATTGCGTCGGATCTAAAAACGTTTGAAGATCCTATTTGATTGATGTCAAGTGTCATTGACACTCCATCCAGGTCAAGTGCGGTCATCGAGGTTGTAGTGGCGCTAGTGCCGCCGATAAGGTTTGAAGAGCTGAGTTTCCGGTTTGATCTACAAAGATTTCATTGTCTGCAAAAACAGTTGTGCTAAACAATAAAAAAAACAAGAGTTTATTCATCATAATATTCCCAAAAATTTCGTTCGCGCCCTTGTTTTACAATATC